AACCATCTGCTTTTGATCGCATTAACGTTCGTCGTCTCTTTATTGTTCTCGAAAAAGCTATTGCGCGCGCCGCAAGAGCTCAATTGTTTGAGTTCAATGATGAGTTTACACGCGCTCAGTTCGTCAACCTAGTAGAGCCATTCCTACGACTCGTCCAAGGTCGTCGCGGTATCTATGACTTCCGTGTTGTTTGCGATGAAACAAACAATACACCAGAAGTTATTGACCGCAACGAATTCATCGGCGACATCTATATCAAACCAGCTAAAGCCATCAACTATATTCAGTTGAACTTTGTTGCTGTAAGAACTGGTGTTTCCTTTGACGAAATCGTTGGACGCTTCTAATAAATAGATAAAGTCAGGAGAAACACACAATGGCTTTTAACGTAAATCAATTTCGTACACAGCTCCAAGGTGACGGTGCGCGTCCTAATCTGTTTGAAGTAAGTTTGAACTTTCCTTCTTACGTCACAAACAGATTGACAGCAAGTGTAAAGTCCTCGTTCATGGTGAAGACTGCTCAATTGCCAGGATCAACAGTAGGTATCGTTCCAGTTCAATACTTCGGTCGTGAAGTAAAAGTTGCTGGAAATCGTACCTTTGCTGATTGGACAGTAAGCATTCTAAACGATGAAGACTTTATCATTCGCAACGCCATGGATGCTTGGGTTCGTGGAATCAATGACAACGAAACAAACCTTCGCTCAGCACTTACAACGCAAGAATATTCCGTTGATGCGCTTGTGAAGCAATATTCAAAAGATGGTAACAGCATCAAAGAATATAAGTTCGTTGGAATGTTCCCAACCGATGTTGCTCCAATCGATCTAGACTGGGGTTCAAACGACACAATCGAAGAATACTCAGTGACATTCAGCTATCAGTACTGGGTCGAAGGAACAGCTCGTTCACCAATTCCTTCTTCACTCGGTCCTTTGGGCTAATTTGATGTGGGGGAGGATTTTCCTCCCCCTTCTTTATGATGGAGTAATGCATGGCTATAAATCTATTCGGATTTGAATTAGTCAGAAAAAAAACTTCTGATCAAGTTCAACCTCAAATCTCAGCACCCATTTCAGATGATGGTGCTATCAGTGTTACATCAGGTGGATACTTTGGCACATATTTAGATCTTGAAGCTAGTTTTAAAACTGAGGCTGATTTAGTAACTAGATATCGAGAGATGTCTATGCAACCTGAGCTAGAATCTGCAGTTGATGATATTGTTAATGAGACCATTGTTCATGATGTTTCAGGTAAATCAGTGTCTATCATAGTAGATGATTTAGAACAACCAGATAATATTAAAAATATGATTCGCGAAGAATTCGACAATGTTCTTCGCTTGCTAGATTTTTCTAATTCCGGAAATGACATTTTTCGTAACTGGTATATTGATGGTAGATTATTCTATCAAGTTTTACTTGATGAAAAACAACCACGTCTAGGGATTCAAGAATTAGTTTATATTGATCCGCGTAAAATCAAAAAAGTTAGAAATCTAATTAAGAAAAAAGATCAAAGAACGGGTGTAGAAGTTATTGCGGGCATTCAAGAATTTTACGTTTATAATGATAAAATCAATACTCAAGGTCAAAATTTAGTTTCATCAGTCGGCGACGCCTCAGTTAAAATTGCGCCAGATGCTATTGTAAACATTAATTCTGGTCTTTCTGACGCCAAAAGAAGTATTGTTTTAGGCTATTTACATAAAGCAATCAAACCACTCAATCAATTAAGAATGGTTGAAGATGCTGTGGTAATTTATCGCCTTTCTCGTGCTCCAGAACGTCGTGTGTTCTACATTGACGTTGGTAATATGCCAAAAATTAAAGCAGAACAATATCTCCGCGATATTATGACTAAATTCCGCAACAAAGTTGTTTATGACTCTGCTACAGGCGAAGTCAAAGACGATCGTAAGTTTATGTCAATGATGGAAGATTTCTGGATTCCTCGTCGCGGCGAAGGTAAGTCAACTGAAATCACAACTTTGCCACCAGGGCAACAACTTGGTGAAATGGGCGATGTAAAATATTTTGAAGAAAAGTTATATAAGTCTTTAAACGTTCCTGTTTCAAGACTACTGCCACAGCAAGGATTCAGTCTAGGTAGAACAGCAGAAATTACACGAGATGAATTAAAATTCAGTAAATTCGTTGAACGTTTAAGATCTAAATTTAGCACTCTATTTGACGAATTGATGCAAAGACAACTAGCCCTAAAGGGTGTTTGCTCAATCGACGAATGGAAAGAAATGAAAGAATATATTCATTATGATTTCCTTAAGGATAACAATTTTACTGAATTGAAGGAAGCTGAGTTGATGGCGACCAGATTACAACTTATGAATCAAATCGATCCATATGTTGGAACATACTTTTCTAAAGCATGGGTCAAAAAACACGTTCTTCAATTTGATGAAGAAGGTATTGAGCGTATGGAAACTGAGATAGCTGAAGAAATGAGCGGAGAAGAATCTGTAGAAAATGCTCCAACCGCAAATCTTACAGCATCTAATATTACCGCTCCATCAAGTCAAGCAAATATGCAACAGAAAAATGCACAAATTAGCAATAATGATGTGAATGACGCATTTAATACAGAATTAAACTAAATAATAATTGGAGAAATTTATGGACAGTGTAAAGATTGTAGATGCTGCTATAGCAGGTGATAAAGAAAGTTTTATGGCTGCTTTTAATTCAGCTATAGCAGATAAGGTGGGTGATGCTCTAGAAGTTAAAAAAGTTGAAGTCGCATCATCATTAATAACAGTACCAGAAACAGAAGTAGAAATAGATGAACCTACAAATGTTGAGACAGAAATTGAAGGAAGCGTCGATGGAGAATCAACCGACTCAAACGAAGTCGTTGACGAAGTCGAAACCTCCAGTGCAAGCTAAGGATCTTAACGCTCCTAAAATTGCAATGTTAGCTAGAGCTGGTCTTTTAAAAACCAGCGAATTACCTATGCTTCGCATTGCAATGGCACGACACAAAAAAGTAGGTGATATTGCTCGTTTATCTAAACCACATCGTGACATTATTCAAAAATATCAAGATGCAATGTCAGGTGCTGCTTTACAATCAACACAATCTTTGATGGCTCTTCGTAAAAATTTAATGAATAATAGTTACGATATTTTAGATGGAGAACAAATTTCAGAATCTATTTTAAAAAATGAAGTTAATCCTCCACCTATGCTTGTTCTTAAAAGAAAAGGCATTAGAATTTTTCCAGATGGTCGTCGCGTAGCATTGTATACAAACGATAAAATGGGATTAGTCTTCACAATCCCATATCAAGGTTCCGGAACTTCAACAGAAGTAATCCCTGGTGTGCAATCAGAAGAAACAGAAAACGATATTATGGAAAGCCTGGAACAAGTTTCTGCCTACGCGCAACAAGAATCACCAAAAGCTGCAGCAAAACATATGAAGTTTGCTGATGGTTCTAAGCTCAAAGTTAGTCATGGTGCAGCAAAAGCCATTCATATGGTTCATGGTGCATTGAATGATGAAAACAAAAAGAAATTTGCTGATATGCTTACTCATCCAAAAGGATTTGAGAAAGCAGCGCACTTTGCTCTAAGCAGAGTTAAGTTTACTATTGGTGACGAATGAGTTTAATTTCGCAAATAGTCAGAGAAATTATTGCGGAAGCGCGCAAACCGAATAGAAATATTCAAAAAATGGGACGCGCGAAAATTATTCGCATTCGTATTCGTGGTGGAAAAATCCAACGCAGAAAAAAACTTTCTGCTGTAAAGGGCTATACGATTCGTGGTGGAAAGATGATTCGTATAGGACCACGTGAAAGATTAAAGAGAAAACTAGGTGCTCGTAGAGCTAAAATTAAAAGAAGGGCAAAACTCGCAAGAGCTTTGATTCGAAGAAAGAGAACAATGCGCCGAAGAAAGGCATTGGGGTTAAAATAGATGAAACTTATTACCGAAACAATCGAAGAAGTAAAAATGATCACCGAAGAAAAGAACGGTGTCAAGTCCCTTTACATTCAAGGACCATTTCTTGTTGCTGAGATGAAAAATCGCAACGGTCGTATGTATAAAACAGAAACTTTGAAAAAAGAAGTTGACCGTTATAACGAGGAATATGTTCAAAAGAAACGCGCATTCGGCGAATTGGGTCATCCAGACTCACCATCTATAAATCTAGATCGCGTTTCTCATCTTATCACTTCATTGAAGCAAGAAGGCAATCAATGGATTGGTAAAGCAAAAATTCTTGAAACACCAATGGGTAAAATCGCTAAGTCTCTAATGGAAGGCGGTGCTACTCTTGGCGTCTCTTCACGTG